TAAACTTTGAAATTTACAAAGATAAGAATGGACTGAAAAGAGGTAAGTTAGTAAACTAACAAATAGAAGGAAGGGGAGAAATCCCTTTCCTTTTTTTTATTTAACTTACAGCGAGATATTGATCGCGAGTGCAGGAGTGAGGAGTTATTCATAATATATTGGACCAAATCCAAAGATAAATAAAGAGAATTATTATAATATAACATAAAGTCTAATCAGACAGACTATAAAAGCAGTAGAACTGACCAGAGTTATTGAGTTAACTTGTGTTGTGAGGCACTTAAAAACTCTATTTATTAACTAATATTAACCAAATTAAACATAATTAACATGAAAAACTATGAAAAAGAGTGGTGTGCTGTAACACTAATGAACAGATTTAAACTCTGTTTGAAGTTTGAATTTAACCTCAGACAAATTGATTTACTAATGATTGGAATTAAACTAAGAGATGGAGTAGCAATAACTTTGTTAGGCATATCTATTGGATTCCATTGGAATAAAATACCAAAGAAATCATGAGTAATAATAACAACGAAGTATGGTACTGTGTAAACAGTAAAGGACATAAGATTCCACCATATCAAACAAACTATAATGTACCAAAACCAAAAGTATGGTACAAAACTAATATATGTTTTATAATACTATTTATTGTATTTTGGGGAGCAATCCTAACATTAACATATTAAGATTTACCTTGACTTCATGTCAAGTGTGCGTAAAACTTAGGTACTGAATTGGAACAAGTATACGACAACAGTAAATAGTGGTGATTACCATAATCCACAACGCACACATTATATAACAAAGTTAACTGAATAGAAACGTAATCTCATTCAGACAAGTGGGTTTGATCACTCACTTGTTCTTTGTATACTTTTTAACACAAATTATTCATTAAAACATTAAACATTATGGCAACAGCCGAAAAGAATTTAAAACAAATTGAAGAGCATTCAAAATTATTAGAAGAGATTGTAAGATTATTAAGTGATATGACTGATAATGTATCAGACAATAGAGATATGATTGCTAAAAATGCTGCACTAACTAAAAGAGTGTGTGAAACATTGGATACAATAACAAAAGATATATATTAATCATGACAGAAAGAGAAAGAGCTATACATATTTGTAAGAATTTACAACATACGTATGATAATATGAAAGACAGTAAAACATTAATTAGTGCTAATCCAATGTTTAAGCCAACAAGAGCATCAAAAGCAACAATCAAAAGAAAATTAGACGAGGTAAAAAGAAAACACAAACTATAAATATTAAATAACATTAAACATGAAGACAATAACAGTTAAGGTAAAATCAAAAGAATTACAAGTTACAAACAAGGTAAAAACATACTATTACAAAGATTGTGATGGTAAAGAAGTATTAATTGGATCACAAGAGTCTATGGATAAATTTCATTTAGGTAAGACGGCAGAAGAATGTCATATAAATGTATATTCTAAATGGACTAAAGCTAGAAGATTCAAAACTAAGCTTCATAAAATTATAGTAGACAATGTTAAATTAGGAGGAATTCAGAGTCAAATTAATAATATAATGACCAAAGTTAATGGTTATGCATATAAATATAGTGTTAATAATGAGTCTGGTCCTTTATGTCAATAATCATGATGGTAATATTTATAACAATAGTTGTAGGTATTATCATTGAAAACATAATAAAAGCATGGAAAAAATAAATGTATTGAATAGTTGTGCTCCAGAAGATTGTGAAACTGGAGACACTATTCTATTAAAAGCAACAGTTGATAAAACGGGTGAAGGTATGTTTATGGAATTTGGTTCAATAGTGGTTAGAAAAAATCATTTGCGAGCTAGATTCAATAAACATAGAAAGAATGGTTTTGTTCCTGGAATGCGTAGAGCATGGGAACCGTGTACAATGGAAGATATAAAAGATGAGTTTGGAATAGATTTATTAGATTTAGAACCTGAAATTGATCAAGAAGGTAGAGAGTTTTACACATTAAATGTATTACATCCAATGTCATACAACTCACAAACAGGTGAGATGATGAGATTATGTGTACAAATAAATGAGACTACAAAACCAACAGAAAAACAATCAAAGAATTGGAGAAAGAAAGCTAAAAGAGTTAATGATGAGTACTTTAAACACGGAGGAAAGCTTATCTTTGCCAACACATCTATTGTTTATGGGAGACCAAATCATATATATCTGGAACACGATTTACCAGAGTATATAATTACTGATAGTAAAATAATTAATTCAAATCAGTTTAATGAAGAGCCTGAATTAATGGAAGACACAGAAATGAAAGGATCATTTTTAGATTAATCAATTAAAATTAAAATTATGGGACATATGAAATGGATATATGCAATGATACAAGATGGTACTATTGATGTATATAGATTACTGTACAATAATGCAGTAAAGTATAAATTAGAAGAATTTATATTTGAGAGTAGAGTACACAGTATATCATACGCACAAGGTGTGCTTGCTATTGCAGTTAAGGCTGAAGAAGAGTATGATAAATATATAGATGCATGTGCAGATGCAGAGTATGATGCTCAATTTTTAGAACAATGATATACTTTGTAGGACCTGATTCTATTTTACCATGTTGTAAAACAGCAACAATAAATGACGTGGTAGAATATTGTCAAACTAAAGACTATCTAGGTGTTGATACTGAAACTGAAGGATTTGATTTTACTTGTAAGAAAATGATTATGTTTCAGATAGGTGATACAAGTAATCAGTATGTAATTGACACTAGACATGTAAGTATTGAGCCTTTGAGGTCTGTGCTCGAAAGTAAAAAGATAGAAAAGATATTTCACAATGCTAAATTTGATTATAAATTCATTAGAAAATGGGCTGATATTAAATGTGAGAATGTATTTGATACATTTCTTACTGAGCTTGTGTTAAATTGTGGTAAGAAAATAGGATTTGGATTAGCTGATGTAGTAAAAAGATACTTTGGAGACACATTAAACAAAGAGACTCGTAATTTATTTATTAAATTAGAGGGTAATCCTTTTACTCAAGATCAAATAGTTTATGGTGCTAAAGATGTAGAGTATTTATGTAGAATAAAATGGGAACAAAGACATAAATTAACTGAGTTACAATTAGGACCAGTTGCTAGTCTTGAGAATCAAGCTGTGTTGGCATTTGCTGATATAGAGTACAATGGTTTAGATTTAGATGTACAACAATGGAAATCTTTAGAAGGAGCAAATACTACTAGAGCTGATGCATTGCTTATAAATCTAGATGAGACATTAACTGAAAATGATAAATTATCAAAGTTTGTATCTAAATACATACAAAGTGACATGTTTACACCAATAAAAGATTTAAGAAAAGTCGATGTTAAATGGACATCACCTAAACAGGTGCTTGAAGTATTTCAGTGTCTTATACCTAATTTAGAGAATGTAAATGGTAAGGCAATGTATAAACATAGATACAGACATGAAATTATTAATACTTATGTTCAATATAAAGAAGCTATGAAGTTGTGCACATCTTATGGTGATGCATTTCTTAAGAATCTTAAAGGAGATAATAAGATACATACAAGTTTTCACCAAATTCTAGATACAGGTAGAGTTAGCTCATCCAAACCTAATATGCAACAGATTCCAGCTGATAATAGCTTCAGGAATTGCTTCACTGCACCAGAAGGATGGAGCTTTGTAAGTGCTGATTACAGTTCGCAAGAATTAAATGTAATTGCCTTTGGATCTAAGGACCCTGTGTGGTTAAAAGCCTTAGAAGAAGGACAGGATTTACACTCTACTTGTGCAGAATTGGTGTATGACAAACAGTGGCTAGATGCAGCTGAAGATGATTGTGCATATTATTATAATAATGCTAAACAAAAATGTAATTGTAAAGAACATAAAAAACTTAGAACAAATGTCAAAACTATTAATTTCGGGCTTGCTTATGGGATGGGCCCTAATAAGCTTTCTGATACTCTTAATATCAGTGTGGATGGAGCTAAAGAACTCATCGAAAAATACTTCAAAACGTTCCCAGCAATCAAAGGGTTCTTAGAAAAACTAGGTAACTTTGGTAAGAAGTATGGGTACATTAAAACATTTCCTCCTTACAATAGGAAGAGATGGTTTACTAATTGGTATCCTAGAATACAGCAAAGTAAATCTGCTTCGTTTGAACTTGGAAGTATTGAACGTGCTAGTAAAAACACACCTATTCAAGGTGCATCTGCTGATATGACTAAACTTGCTTTAGTAAGAATTAGAGAATATATTAATGAGATGTTACATTGGGAAGGAGATGAATGCCCTATTAAAGTAGTGATGACTGTACATGATCAAATTGATACAATATGTAGAGATGATTATTTAGAGACTTGGAAACAAGATATTGTTATGTTAATGGAATGGGCAGCTAAAGATATAGTAACCAATGGATTATTAAAAGCTGAAGTGTCAGTGAGTAATTGTTGGGAGAAATAAATAGAAGGGAGGTTAGTAATTATAATAAATAACTCAGCAGTTATACTTTGTATACAATTACAACCCCTCTCTTTTATTTTAGTAATAATTTAAATTAAATATAATGGATAAGAAATTAGTAGAAGCGTTTGTATTAGAATGCAAACAAGAGCAAGAGTGGAAAGAAAGAATAAGAGCTAATCATATTCAATTTGATAACTATTTTAAATATAGTGGTCAGATAGAACAGACTAGGCAAATTTATATGAATACAGATACTTGGAATTATGAAGACAAAACAGAGAGAGAAACAGCAAAAGTTAGCTGTGAACTCGTGGGCCAAGAGTAATTTTATAGGTACTATTATAGCTGGTACTGGATTTGGTAAAAGTAGATGCGGAGTATTAGCAATTGGAGAGACTTTAAGAAGAATTGATTTAGGTATAAATGAACCAGCAGCTCTAGTGTTAGTACCAACTACTCAATTGAGAGATCAGTTTAAAGAAGAGTTTATTAAATGGGGGTACGAAGATATACTAGATTGTGTAGAGTTTATGTGTTACCAAAGTGCTTATAAATTAATAGGACATCATTATGATGTAGTAGTATGCGATGAAATACATTTAGGTTTAAGTATTGAATATAGAAAGTTCTTTGAGAATAATATATATGATAAACTATTATGTGTAACAGCTACTGTGCCTGAAGAAGAAGAGTATGAATATTACTTAAAAAATCTTGCACCTACAGTATATGAAATTGATCTAGAAACTTGTATTAAATTAGGATTTGTAAGCCCTTATAATATCTCTTGTATTTCTGTTAAGTTAACACCAACAGAACAAAAAGAATATAATAAAGCTAACCAGTCTTTTATTCATTACAAGTATCAGCTTGGTCAATTTGATGCGTTTAATGAAGCTAAAAGTATTATGGCTAATAAAAATGCATATGCAGAAGAGAAGAAAAATGCTATTATGTTTTACAGAGCTATTAAAAACAGAAAATCTGTAGTAGACACTGCATCTAATAAGATAACAGTCTTACAAAAGATAGTATTAAATAATTTAGATAAAAAAATACTAACTTTTGGAGGTTCTAATGAGTTTACTAATAATATGTGTGAAGCTGTTTCTCCTCTAGCTGTTACATATCATTCTAAAATGACTAAAAAACAACGAAATCTTAGTTTAGAGTTATTTAATAATGATGCTAAAAATGTACTGTGTTCAACTAAAGCTTTGAATCAAGGATTTGATATTCAAGGTGCAGAACTAGGTATAATATGCGGATTAACTAGTAAATCTTTAACTATGATACAAAGAATTGGTAGATTGCTAAGATACAAAGAAGACAAAATAGGAAAAATTGTTATAGTGTATGTAGCTGATAGTCAAGAAGATAAATGGTTAAAGAATGCAATCAAGAGTTTTAATAACGTCAAGTATATTGACGATATAAAAAAATTATAAATAATGTATAATTCTATTGATATTTTTTGTATATTTGCATATATATAAATATCAACGGTATAAAAAAAATTGTTATGAATATAGAAATAAATACAGATTTTCTTACAGCATATGGAATTAGCGCAGATGATTATTTGTACCTCTATATTGTACAAAGAAATGGACACAAATACTTGCAAACCCTTACTTTAAACCCTGATATAGACTCGATGATAGATAAAGGTTATCTTAGGCTTAGTGAAGATAAACATGTAATTACAGAAGCTTTCAAATTGTTAGTTACTACTAATTATGATGATATGTTCGCTGAGCTTATAGATGCCTATCCTATGAAGGTACAATCACCTGGTAGAGGTGTAAGGATATTGCACGCTAAAGATCCTAAAGCACGAGCTAATGAAAAAGCTAAGAAAAGATATAAACAAATAGTCAAAACCAACAAGAATACGCATGATCATATTATAAAGTGTCTTAATATACAGTTAGATGTAGATAAAGACAATTTAGGATATTTGCAAAATCTTGAAACTTGGTTAAATAATCACACTTGGGAAAAATACGAAGATATAAATGAAAACAAATCAGAAGACTCCCAAAGGATTACAAGACAACTCTGATGTATTCAACAAAAGAGGATTTCAAACTATAGATAAGGCTGTAAGACAGTCTATAAAGATAGTAAAAGATGCTAAACGTGGTATACGTAGTGTATACCCGACTGCTTGGCCGCGTCTAAATAGAAATCTTCTTGGTGGATTACAGAAAGGGAAAATGTATGTAATTGCTGGCCGACCTGGCGTAGGTAAGTCAGCCTTTAGTAATCAATTAATATTTGATGTGCTTGATACTAATCAACATAAAAATGTTATTGTATTATACTGGAGCTTTGAAATGCCAGGCTATCAACAAATTATGAGAACTGTGTCTAACAAAGTAAATAAAAATGTAGCAGATTTATTATCTGTCGACGATACTTTAGATGACACTAGTTTACAAAATTATGTAGATAAAGCAGAGATATACAGTAAGTACCCTATATACTTTCATAATGTTCCAAAAGACATGGAATTTATTAAGAAAGTAAATATAGATGTATTTAATGATTATCCTGATGCAACAGTAATAAATTTATATGACCATTCTAGATTAATAGCCGGTGAAGCTGAGTCAGAACTGCAACGTTTAAATAATGTTTCTAAAACAGCTATGTGGTTACAATCTAAAATGGGAGTAATAAATATATTATTGTCACAATTAAACAGAAACATAGAACAAGAGTACAGAGCTAAAAATCAATACCAACCAATGTTAACAGATTTGTTTGGAGGTGATAGTATAGGTCAAGATGCTCATGTTGTTATGATCCTGAACAGGCCTTATGATCTATATGGTATCACAGATTCTTATTGTGATGAAGCACCACAAGGATTGTTAGCTTGTCATGTAGAAAAGAATAGAGATGGTATGCTTGGTATGATTCCATATGAAGCAGATTTATCAACATTCACAATTTATGAACGTAAAAAATTATAATTATGGAAATTGCAGCAATTATACTTGCTTTAGGTGCATCGTTTGCGCTGGGCATGTATGTAGTAACACAATTAGAAAAAAACATTAAGATTAACAAATTTAAAAATGATTTAGAAAACTATGACAAAAAAGAGAAAGCTGGGGAGCAAAAACCCAAAGTACAACGCAGAACTAACACAAAACGAAAAAGCTATAGAAAAAAGAAAGCTAATGTGCAAAGCAAAAATTAGAACAGGAGGCGGTGTAGACACTGGGCTAACTGCTGATGTATACGGTGTGTGGTATGTCTAAAGTATTAACAACTAAAAAAGTAAAAGAAATGGAGTTACCAACAAAGAAAATTAAAGCATCACGTAAATCCCCTAAGAGATTAGTTATTTATGGTCCCCCTAAGATAGGGAAGACTACTGCATTAAGTCAGTTAGACAACTGTCTTATTATTGATCTTGAAGATGGTTCAGATATGATTGATGCAATAAAACTAAAAGCAGATAATTTTTCAGATTTATCTAAAATTGGAAAAGCTATTATGGAAAAAAACAAACCATATAAATATATAGCTATTGACACAATAACTAAACTTGAAGAATGGTGTGAAGCTGAAGGTAAAAAGATATACCAATCAGTTCCTCAGGGTAAAAACTTTGATAAGAAAAATGAAGGGTTGTCTGTACTATCATTACCAAATGGTGGTGGGTATTTATA